AATTTTTTCAACCCTGAAGCTTTTGATGATTGGGTTGCACAGGAGCGTTTGGACAGAGTTCCGAGGGTTAATGAGGCTCAAGTTGCAGAAGAGCTCATTTTGAATGAGGAAAGAGATGAGACAGCAGTTATGGTGATGCAAAGATTGGCTGAGTTGCCAGAGACGTATTGGCAGTGCAGAGGTGTAACTTTCTTTTCGCATCAGTGGTTTGTGGAGTGCTTTGCAAAGGGATGTTTATTCACGTTGACTGTTTGTGGAAACATTAAACGTTGGTATGATTATCGTTCTTATGCAAAAAGGTTGACAGAGTCGTTAAAATACATTGTAGCTGGGGCAGTGACAGTTGGTGCTTTAGCTTTGGTTGCATCGTATTTTGTTCCAAAGAGGAAAAATAAACGAGGGAAGAATGGTGTCATGATTGCTTCGGAGTTGCAGGAAGAATTGGCAGAGTCAGGTTTGATCGGTGATGCTAGGGCTGCTGCCACAACAACATTGGCGCAAATGGTTCCGTCTACTGCGCATCGCATTTTCAGGATTGTTCTTAAAGGCACGACGACTAGTGATTCAGCGCATGCTTTCATGATCGCAAACACAACAATTCTCACAGTTAGTCATTTGTTTGAAACTTTTGGTGAACCCATAAAGAGTATTTCAATTTTGTCCAGCACATGGGAAGGTGGATGGAGAGAGTTGATCAATATACCAGATCCCAAAATTTTTTCCGTACAGCATTTGAAGGGAACAGATCTTGTTATTATGCAGATACCAATGACCAACAGAGTTCAACGAGATTTGACTCATCCAGAATCAGCAGGGTTCTTGGGTGAAGCAGGCAAAGGAGAGACGGTTTATGCTGTGACGTACGACAAGAAATTGCATCCAGGTATTGTTACCGCAGTTGGAAGTGTGACTTACAAAACTACAAGCGGTGCAGTGCAGTTGCAGAGTGCTTTGCACGTTTCTTTTGTTTCAAGCGAATTACACGAAGATTCATCGAGTTTTAAAGCCGGAGATTGTGGATTGCCATTGTTGAATTATGCAGGTGTTTTGGTGGGCTTTCTTGTTGCCATTAGTGATGCAAATGCTACCAGATGTATATTTGCTCATGTTCCAAAGATCACTATCCAGTACAAAATTGAAAACACTTTGAGACCATTTTATGAAGTTGAAGACATGTACAGAATAGCTTCTGGCAAAATTTGGCATGCAGAAGTTGTTGGTCCGTTGAAGGGTGTCACAGTTCGTTTCAATAAGTGTAACAGTAAGGCTTCGGTGCTTTCAGGGCACGAGTTTTCCATGGTCAATGCTGAAAGGCTCATGAGCCCCAAGAATTTTGACAAACCACACGTTTGGAGAGGGAAAAAACCAAATTCAGAAGTGAACGAAGTTATGTTTCAGACTATGAGAGCTTTATCCACAACAATTTATGCGCCTATTTCAGAGCCATATTCAAGAGCATTTGCAGATTTGAGAAGCAATCTTTTTCGATGTTTGAGTAAGTTCAAAAATCTTGTTGCTCCTGCCTCATTGGGAAATGCAATCAAAGGAACATATGAAGGTCAAAAATTTTTGGGTGTTCAGAGGATCAATTTGACCACTTCGGCAGGCATTGGTTTGGATGGAAAGAAGAGTAAACATGTTGCAATCAAAGGTGATGATGCGTTTTTGTCGAGAGAGTTGTTGGAAGCGTTGAAGGTTGCAGAGAGCAGTTTAATGGAAGGCAAAGCGATTCAAAGTATTTCAAAAGTGTTTCCTAAGGATGAGGCGATGCGTGCAGAGAAAGTCAAGACCCGTTTGGTGCAAGCAGGAGATTTGGTGTCATATCTGATTTTGAAGAAAAATTTTTGGTGGCTTGGGCATGTTGCGTTTTGTTTGCCCATGGAAATGGAGTGTGCATTTGGTTTAAATCCGTATTCAACAGAGTGGGAAGAGATGATGAGTCACATGGTCAGTTTTGGTGAGTTTTACAATTGTGCAGATTATTCGCATTGGGATTTGACAGTTCCTCGTTTTTTGATGAAGCTTGTTTTGGACATTTTGATTGAGTTTATGGTGGAGACAGGCAGGTTTGATCATGTGTATGTGACAGCCTTGTGTACGACCATTTTGTCACCTGCTGCGTTGTTTGGAAACAAGGTTGTTTTTATGCATAAAGGAACAAATTCAGGCCATTTTTTGACGTATCTCCTTAATTCTTTAATGAATTCAGCCAGAGAGAGGTATTGCTTTTATTCACTTTTTCCGAATGAGGATTTTTCTTCGAATGTGAAGGCTATTTTTGGTGGGGACGACAGTTTTACAGTTTCGCGCATGCAAGAGTACGATTTTCAGAAAATAACTCACTTTCATGAGTCTATTGGGATGGTTGTCACAGACCCTCACAAAAATGCTTGTGCAAAACCGTTTTGTTCGCTCGAGGAAATTTCGTTTTTGAAAAGAGATTTCCATGGCAGGTTAGAAATTGTTTCCATTGAAAAAATGTTGATGTGGACGTCTTCATGTGACATGATGCAACAAGTTCCGGGATCCATTCGTTCTGCTTTGTACGAGTTTCACAGATGGGGGAAAGAGCCATTCGAGAGGTTTGTTGATGAGCTCAGGAAACAGAGATATTTGCCTTTGATTGGGGGTTCACTTTCGTTGGACAGCTTTTGGCCGAAGATCGTGCCGTGGATGGAGTACAATTCTTTGAAGTTCATTTTTGAGACGACGTTGGCAGAGAGAAAGGAGAATGACCTATTTCGGGTCACATTTATGGGGTATGACAGTGAAGAAGCTTCCCCGCTGACATTTTTCGCAGCATCAAATAGCGAATCTTCCGGTAAGTCTGGTTACGTATGCTGCACGAGTCGTTCGTGTGCAGTAGATCGCTTTCTTGCCGTTCGTAAACCTTTTCAGGTTTCAGAACGTTGGAGTGTATTGGAAGTACACACTCACGTAAAAACATTCGTTTCCGCAGAATCAATTACAGACATTTCAAAAAACGAAAACGAACAAACAGTTGTGTTGGACAAGGATTCAATTACTTTGGGCACGATGAAAGATATTGTGAAATTAGACACAAAGCTTATTTCTGATTTTACAGCTATGGACCCAATTTTAATCAGTGAGTTTTTGGCAAAGCCCGTACGTGTGTTTTCAGGCAGTTGGACTGTTGGAGCTTCTTTTGGCAAGTTTCTAACTCCTTGGGAATATTTTTTGGGAACAGTTCCCGTGTCGCGCAAATTGGCGAATTATGCGCGTTTGAGAGGAAAACCACGTATATCAGTTTTGTTAAATTCTAATGGGTTTTACTTTGGTTCTTTGGCAGCCATTTGGACTCCTTTACACACAACAAGGGATCTTGATCCCACACGCATTGACACTGAACCACCTGCAGCCGTGGCGGCAGACTTTGTTGAGCTTTTACAGCGACCTCATTTGCTTTTGGATCCAGCGACTTCTCCTACAGGAGAGATGATTTTGCCTTTTGTTTATCCATATCCATATTATGCATTGAATGCTGGTGATGCTTCCACAAATATTTCTCCAGGGTCTTTGCTTATTCATTCTTTGAATATTCTTCGACATGCAAACGGCGGTACAGATCCTGTAACAGTCACTGTTTTCTTTTCTTTAGCTGATGCTGAAGTTTCAGTTCCAACAACATACTATGCTGCTTCTGAGCGTGGTTTTTCCATAGCGGACACAAAGGCAACAAAGATGCTTGGATCCATGGCTTCCATGGCTTTGGGGCCATATGCGAAGCCCGCAGAAATTGCTTTTGAAGCCGGTTCGGCTATTGCTAGACATATGGGTTTTTCCCGACCAGAGAACACTGAACCTTTAGCTCCCATGGATTTGAAGATGTACGGCCAAATGGCAGTCACAGACAAGAATGACACCATGGAGATATTGGCTTTATCTACAGCTAACCAGGTCGCTGTGCCTAGTGAGTGCATCTCTATACCGAACACAGACACAGACATTTTAAATTTGTCAAAGAGATACTCTTACTTTGGTACTGCTACTTGGGGCATTGCCTCAGCCGTTGATTCAGTCATCAATTCCACAGCTGTTACCCCTATGGTTACAGTGCTCAACGACACAGAAATTCACAGCCCAATCATTTCATACATGTCTAAGCCCTTTGCATATTGGAGAGGAACAATCAAGTACAAAGTGCAGGTTTTCGCTTCGGCTCAACATAAAGGTAGACTGCGTATCACTTGGGATCCTTATCCTACCGCGCAAATAAACAATGGAGATTTTTTCAACACACCATACACGTACATACTAGATTTGGATGAAACGCGTGAAATTGAGATTGAAGTTCCTTACTTTCGAGTTAAACCTTTTGCTTCTATTTTGCCTTATTCAACGCCTATCAACAACACTGCCCAAACTCCCACTGCTGGACGTGATAATGGAATTTTGAATGTTCACGTTCTCAACAACTTAGTGACTCCCAATACTACTGCAGCATCTTCAGTTTATGTCAATTTTTGGATAGCAGCAGGGGATGACTTCGCAGTTTTTGTGCCACAAAACGACAATTTAGCACAGGAGTCATATTTTGCAGCTTCGGCCACTTTTGGACCAACTACGGGTGCGCATGTTCATGAGATAGTGCAAGGTGAATCTGTCACTGACATTTTGGCTTTGTGTAAAAGAGAAACTTTGTTTGCTTACTATCCAACTGGTTATTCTGGAGATCTTGGAGCTCGTGTGTTCATTACTTTGACAGAATTTGACAAACCGTTTTATTACGGCAAAAAAGGCGCAAATGTTGGGAGGTTCTATGCAGGTGTCGTCGGACAATCATGGGACCTTTGTCGACCAAATTTCATTTCACATTTTGAACCATGCTTTGCTTTACGAAGGGGTAACTACAAATCACGCTACAATGTTGATTACATCAACACTGCTTTTTCTCATAGCGTAGGAGGCATTTACACAATTTCAGAAGTCGCCAACAAAGGATTTAGCATCACAAAAGCCCAAGACTTGAGTACAACAAACACAGCTTTAAATACAACTGGGCCTTATGCCGCTGCCAAAGTTTTTTGGGCCAACACTGCAGATGGTGGAGTTGCAGCAACAGTTACAAATCATGCTTGGAATGGAAACGTTGCAGCTCGCTTTCCATATTATGATGATGCATTGGCAAAGCCTTGCGGGAGGGTTACCAATGTTACAGATGCCAACACCGAACATGGAAGATCTCACACGCTTCATTTGCGCTTGGTCAAAGCTACCACACAGAACAATTATTTGTCGAATATAAACATAATCCGCTGGGTTGCTGCAGCCGAGGACTATTCATTGCATTTTTTCATAAGCACGCCAATAACTTTTACTGTTCCCATACCATAAAATATTCAGACTACATAACCAAAATGGTTGAATGCTGAATTAAAGGCCTTTACTAATAGCTAACCGCTGAAAATTAGGCCATAAACTCCTC